ATGTTTGATGCCAATGCGGGCGGCGTCACGGCCGCCGGCATTCACGACCCCGGCAGTAATGCCGGCGGCCGTGACGCCGCCCGCATTGGCATCAAACATGAGGCCGCCGATATTATTAAAAATCTGAATGCCGTACTGATCGGACAACGGCCCCAACTTGCCAAGCAGGACGCGGTTATTGCCGAGGAACTGATCCCGGATGACCATCAAACTATTCGTGCCATCAATATAGACGCGGTCGGCCACCCCAATACTCACGAGCGCGGTCAATTTCCCGGTGAGGATTTTCGTGGCCACGAGCGAGCTAATGAAGGTGTCATCGAGTTGTCCGGCGACCGCCGTCACCCCCGCCGTGGGTGAGACTGGGTGAAACGGTCCTATATTGCCGGAGGTATCGACGGGGCGAATCCAGTAATAGGCGCGTTGATTGGCGACAAACCCGGTATGTTCAAAGCTGTAGCTGCCCTGGCCGATGACGCCCGCCGTACTCCGATCGTTGAGGCCCGACGTCCACACCTCGCTGTAGTCGTAATCGAGATCGCCCGGCGGCGTCCAGAGGAGCGCGATCTTTTGCACGGTGCCGACGGCATACAGGTTCGCGGCAGCGCCCGGCGGCGTCCCATCGCGGCCGGTCGTAATCGAGATCTCGGGATCGGTAAACACACTGAGGTTCGCCAGACGATCAATCGAGGCGATCTTGGCAAACACCGTGACATTGCCGGGGACATACATTTTATAGGTCGTATCAAACCGCCCCGGCCGCACGACCGTCGGGATGTTGGGCGAGGCCACCCGAAACGAGAGTTGAAAGCCCTCCAGGTCCTCTTCAAACTGGGCGTCCCAATGCGCCATGACATAGGTCATGACCGTCCCATCCGCGCTGGCATCAGTCCCCGTGGTAAGAAAGAACCCCGTGGGGACGGCCGGGGGCGTATTGTCCAGCTTATCCGCCGTCAGGGCCACGGGCGTAAACGAGGCGATTTGACTGGGAATGCCGGGGCCAAAGCTGTCATAGGGGATCACTTGGACATAATACGTCACGCCCGCGAGTAGGTCAGGAATGAGCAGCACCTGGAAATCAATGCCGAGCGTCTGATTCGGAATAGTCGGAGGATTGCCCGCATCGAGCAGGACCACAAAATGATCGAAATCCCGCGGCCGGACCCATTGTTTCCAGTCGACGCGAGCCGCCTCAAACAGCGCCAGCGTTTCCGGCAGAATGTTTCCCATATCGGGGGCCGCATTACTGACGACGATCACGGCCGGATCGAGGGACAGGAGGCCGGTATTCGTGACCGCCCAGACCATCACCTGGAGCTCCCGGCGCGCGCCGGCGTAGCCGTTACGAATCTGGTCTTCTTCATTTTGCTGGTGCGTATACGTCCACTGCACACTTTGGCCGGCGGGGGCCAGGGGCGCGTTATAGGCCCGTAACAGATAGAGTTGCCCCGGCGCCCAGACCTGCACCACGTAGAAGGCGACAAAGAACGTCTCGCTAAAGAGCGGACTCTCCGCCACGGTGTCCCACTCTACATGCAGGTCGCGGCCTTCCCAGTTCGCTACCCCGACGGCCTGGCCCTGCAAGCGGAGGTTGCGCGGTGTCCCCGGGAAGTACCCCGGCGTCGTGGGGCCGGCGACATGAATCACGACCTCACGCGCCCCAATGTTATTCGGGACGCCTAGGTGCGAGATAGGGACGACGCGGTACTGATAGGTCGAGCCACTAATCGCCGTATAGTCATCCCAGTCCAGCACATGGCCCCGGACCTGCGTGACCGGCGTGTAGTTATAGTTCGGGTCGTTGGGATCACTAATGGCCCCGGCGCCAATCGTCCCGGCCTCGACCTGGCCGAGTTGCCCCGTCGCCAGGAGCACGCGCCGCAAGATCATGGCGCCCCCATAGAGCGCATACCCACTACTGAGGGGGGCGACGTCCCACGACAGATTAATGACGCGCAGACTGGCGCCGCTCGTCTGAATCCGCGTCACTTCCGTCGCCACGAGACTGAGGAGCGGCGGCGGCGGCCCTTCCGGGTTAAACAGCGTCGTAATGACACCCAGCGGCGAGGCCACGGCCTCATCATAGATGCTCGGGTTGTGAATGAGGGCCTCGACACTGACCGTCAGATCGTTTTTCCGGCGCAGGCCCGTCACGCGAAAGGTGCGCGTATTGGCATTGGTCGTGAGCGTCCCAAAGACAAACGTCGACGTGCGCGGGACGGGAAACACACTGAGTTGCGACGCCAGATACAGCGTGCGCGTCGGCCCCAGGGTAATGGTGAGGAGCTCGCGGGCTTCAAGCGTGTCGTCTTCATGGCGCACGTACACCACATACGTAAGATCCTGCTCAAAGAGGCAGTCTTCATCCACCTGGAGGACCGCGGCATCGGAGCCCTGCTGAATGCGGCCTGACGTGCCCCAGCCCGGTAAGGGATGGGCAAAGCGAAAGAGATCATGCAGTTGTAGCGGCAGGGCTTCCAGGGAACAGTCCATCTCCAGCAGGAGGTTTTCAAAGCGCCGCCTATTCAGTTCATACTGGAGCGCGCGCATGATCCGGCTCGGCTTGGTCACGCCGCGCAAGTCAAAACTATGCTTATGGACCTCGGGCGGCCACTGTGCCAGGGCCGGCCAGGTGATCACGTCTTGCTCAAAGTCTTGCGCTTCGCTGGCAAACCGCGCTTCCACCACGTTGATGCCATCGACGTCCTGGATATAGGTCAGACGCACATTACTGACGGACGTCCAGGAGAGCAGACACGTCGGCGTTTCATCCCGCGTCGGGCGCGGCGTCCACAGCCCGGCCGTTTTGAGGAGAATGCCGCGCGAGCCGCCCATGGTTTCGAGGAAAAATTGCTGGGCCCGCATCTCGCGATCCAGCACGTAATTGAGCGTATGGCGTCGCTCGCCCTGGATGGTCTGGTCACAGTACGCCGCGTAGAGGGTAAAGGCGGTCAGGTCAATATCGCCGTCCGGGACGCCCGTGCCATAGCGCGCATTGGTCAACGCATCGAGGACGCACCAGGCGGGATTATCGGACCAGGTTTCCGGGACGGCGAGCGAGCCGACGCGCACCTGCCGCCCCCGGACCTCGACGGTCACGTTGGGCAAGGCCCCCCGCAAGGCATCCGTCGCTAGCGCGCGGAGGCCCAACCAGGCGGTATAGGGATAGGCATAGGTGTCAGGGATGTACTCGGTCACACTTTCGAGCACACTCTTATACCGCGCCCGCAGCTCGTCGGTATTGCCCGCCCGCAGGTGCTGTACCTGAATATCGTAGGACTGATACGGGAGCCCCTCGCGCCGCACGCCCAGGCGTACGGCGGCCGTGCGGTCGGCCTGGACCTGAAAGACGGACCACGGGGACCAACTGCCGCTACCGGCCGGCGCAAAGCGATACTGGAGCACGGCATTGTTGTTGTGCTTTTCGCCCTTGTCGTTGAGAAAATACAGGCCCTCGGGCCAGACGAGGTTCAGGATAAACGCATGCAGCGCGGCATTGGAGGTATAGGTCAGGGGCGTATCGCCGATATCGCGCCCATCCGCAAACGTGTTGCGGGCGCCGCCAAATTCGGCAAAGGCGGGCTGCGTAGCCGTGCCGAGGCCGGTATAGACCTGGACGCCGGGAAAGTTCGCGAGGGGTTGCCCGTTAATCTGGATGGTATTGGTCAGCACCGCGTCAATCGGGCCTTCACAGAGGGCAATCATGAGCGTCAGCGTCGGCGGGTTCGTAATGGCCTGGTAGCTCCGTGAGCCCTGATTGTAGAGCGTGGCCGTCCCGCCGCCCTGGTAGGGATGATCGAAGCCGACGGCCCACGAGCTATCGAGGACGAACGTATCGGCATCGGCGACATGGATAGCCCAGGTCGTATTCACTTCCGTTTTGCCCTGGACGCCCTGGATAAAGACGACCTGCCCGGTCACAAAGCCGTGACCAGGCGCCGTCACATAGACAATGTCCGAGGGCGCGCCATGCGTGACGTTGATGATCGCCGCTGTGTGGGCCGCGGTGCCATCATCCAGGACGACGGCGGCCTGGTCGACGGTCGCCAGGAGGAGTTGTCCGCCAATGCGGTGGCGCCCATAGACGACCGGGACCACGGCGCCTGGACCAATCGCCGTGCGAATCCCCTCAAAGCTAAAGGTGCGCTCCGACTCCCCGCTCATTTGGTTTTGCTGCGGCAGCAGGAGCGGCTTCGGGCGAAAGAGAAAATGGGAGGCGGCGGAGACGGCCAGGCCAATAACGATCGAGACGAGGGCGCCGATAAGGAGGCTACCTGAGAGCCCCCACGTCGGCCAGAGCCAGATCTCATCGCCGGCCTGCGGCACGTAGCGGGCGTAATGCTCAGGGAGGATCGTGGCGCCGTTGACCGTCACGTGATGCAGGGCTTCGCCCTCGGGCAGATAGGCGTCGAGCGTATCGCCCGCTGGAAAGACCTCGCGCTGCACGCGCAGGTGCCCATCGGCTGCCCGCAGGGGCGATAGCACCAGGAAACAGGTAACCGTGGCTACAGGAGCCGCCGCAACCGCGCCATTTGCATGAGGCGGGGCGCCCAACGCCGGAGTGGTTCTAAGCATACGCCTACGCTTTGTCTCGTATGGATAAGATACATACTATTCACGACGACCCCCACATGACTGGAGGCCATGCCCGTCGTCTTCATAATCAAGAGATCCCACGGTTGCATGAGGCTGAGTGGGTCGCGCTCGTCACGCTGAAACCAGATTTCTTGCACCTGCGCAGCCGCCGTAGCGGGATCAGCGTCCAGGTCGATCCCCCAGCCTTGGCCATAGAGCCGACGTAGTAGGTCCCAACAGTGGCACTCGGCATAGGACAAGCCCAGTAAGGGCTCAACCAGGGGTTCAATCTCAGGGATAACAATACTGTTCATAAACTGCTATACTCTTCTGTCGAGTGGCACCGGGTTCGAAACCGGGGCAGAGTTCATCGCCTGCCAGCCACTTCCCCCAACGATGCACCTGTGATCCAGGAGGTCATGTCATGAAACTTCACCGCACTGAGAAACCCTGTTCCCGCTGTCATCTGGTCAAATCCTTGGACGACTTTGGCACTGATACGCAACGCGGCGATGGCAAGAATAGTTATTGTCGCGACTGCTGGAATGCCATACAGACGGCCCACAAACGTGCTCGTGGCGTCCCGCCCAGACTGCCGTTTCTGGAGCGCTTGTGGGGCGCGATTCAGCAGTGCGGCCATGAAGAGAGCTGCGTGTATTGCTGCTGGCCGTGGCTGAAAAGCACGGATCAAGATGGCTATGGCAAATTTACGCTGGCCTATAACGGCAAGCATCTGACGCTGCCCGTAACTCGCGTGGTCTATGAGATTTGGCATGCTCGTCCCATCCCGCCAGGAAAGCTTGTCTGCCATTATTGTGATACTCCTGCGTGCTGTAACCCGCTGCACTTGTGGCTGGGCACGTTGCAGAGCAACCGCCAAGATGCCGTCAAGAAAGGCCGACAGGCGAAAGGTGCGACAGCGGGTATCCATACCAAGCCTGAAGCGTTTCCACACGCGAAGCTGACCGCCGCACAGGTGTTGGAGATACGTGCGTGCTATAGCCGAGGCTGGACAACAATGAGCGCTCTGGCCAATCAGTACGGCGTCTCGGATTTTGCTATACAGTACATCATTCATCGGAAGACCTGGAAGCATATATAGTACAAATCATCATGATAGTCTTCGGGGTATGTTCGGGAATCCGCCACTCTGGGTATAACGTCGCTTCGGAATCGTGCCCGTGAGCGTAATGCCCTCCGCCTGGAGATCGACCACCGCCGTGAGAAAGTCCGTCGCCACCTGTACCACCTGAAACACTTCGCCCGTACCAAAGGGCGTCGCGTCGGGCTGCTGCGTATCAATCGGCCAGATCGTTACGACCCAGGGAGTATCCGGTCCCCAATAGTGCTCCAGTAACGAGATAAACGCCTGATCCACGTTGGTGACGGTCCCCCGCAGCCGCACCAACGATTGACTGGTGGCATCTTCCAAGGCGTCCACATCGACACTGGAGCGGTTGTACCAAATGCCATGAAACTGAATGTCCTGGTCATAGTTCACTAACCGATACGGGACGGGTGCGCCTGGAATATCGACTTGAAAGAGCCACGTAATGACATGATCGGACTGCAGCTGGTTCTTTTCCCGCACAAGCGCCGCTGAGAGAATGCGTGGCATTTAGAACTGTTCCTGAATAAGTACCACCATATTGAATCTCCCGCGCCCTTGCGTAAACACATCCGCCGCCTCGGGGCCAATGAGCTTCACGGCGGGCTCCATCACATCTTGCGCGAAGCGGGCCGTCGCATTGGGCAGATACGGGACCGCGATGGCACTCCCCGTCCCACCCTGCGCCGCCGAGCCATTGAGCGCGAAGCTCGTACTATCAAAGCGCGTGATGGTCCAAAAGCCATTGATCCCGGCATGCGTGGCACTGTTGAACCAGAGCCACTGATTGGTGACGTAGCTGTGCTGGAGGGTGCAGACCACGGGCGTCGTATTGCTGTAGTTGACGCGGTCCCCGCCGGTGCGGTGCAGCCACTCAAAGGACAGCACGCCGAGGCGCTGCTGGAGCAAGAAGTCCCGCAGGACGCGCATCTGCGGGGTCGTGAGGCCCAGATATTCCAGCTGATACTGGCGCAAGGCACGGCTGTGCTTGGATCGACGTACCTCGTAGCCCTGGTCTGTTTCAAATTGATGCATCGGATCCTGCATGGCCGCTACCGAGATACTCGATGGGATGGGATCAATCGGATAGACCGCCACTCGCTACGTCCTTCTTATCGCAGTGCTTGTAACGTCCGCGCGATACGCGACCCCGAACCTTGACTTATTTCGTTCAGCACTTCGTTGATAATTACGGCTTTTCCAAGGGCTCTCTCCCGCGCGGCTTCTTGCTCCGCCACGGCCCTATTCGGCGTATTGATAATTGTGACGCCCCCCATCGCTTGCCCGCCTGCCGTTGGCCCCGCCCGCATCGCCCCACTCATGAGCGCTTGCATTTGGGGTCTATTGAGAATAGTTTCTGGATTCATCGCCGGGTTTTCGCCCGCAATGATGGCCGTAGGTTTGTTAATGACCGCCCCCCCTTGCGCCATGAGAATCTCGAAGCCGCCGCCGCCGCCGCCCGCACTCGCCCCGGCATTGGAGAAGGCCGCGCCGCTGGTTGGGGCAATGGCGCCACTGATGGCGCTGAGCCCCAACCGCACGAGCATCTTAAAACCCTCGTTGAGGGCAATCTGGGCGACCGAATCGAGAATACTTTTCGCCATGAGGCGGAAGGCGTCCGTGACGCGCTCGGTCCCGTCAATAATGCTGAGGAGGCCCTGCGTAAGGCTCTGGGCCGCCGCATCGCCAATGCGCTCGGTGGCCTGCATGATCTCGTTAAAGCGCTCCTGGGCCGTAATCGCGCGTAGTTGCGTTTCCTGCTCGGGCGTCAACGCCACGCCCTGCCGTCGGGCTTGCGACCGCAAGCGCAGCTCCGTGCGTTCCTCGCGCGGCGCCCGGAGGCGCTCCAGTTGCTCACCCAGCGTCGCGTCGAGCGCGGTACTCGCGCGTGCTTCCTTCATGGCCTCTAGCCCCGCCCGTTCACTGGCGGCGGCCTGGCGCTTCAAGTCCACGATCTGGGCTTCGACGGTGGCGACATCACGGACCACCTGGAGCCGCTCCTCCGCCTGGGCTTGCAAGGGCGTCCCGGCAAACCGGGCCGCTTCTTCTTCGGCCCGGGCGAGGTCGCTCGCTTCCTTCGTGACAAAACCATAGGCGCGAGCGAGATCGTTGAGCGTACTCATCTGCTTGGTGAGCGCGGCGGTGTACGCTTCTTGTGCCAGGACGTCCGTCGTCTGGATGACGGCCTCGCGTTGGGCGCGGAGGCCCTCCAAGTCGCCCGGCACGGCCCCCTGGAAGGGCTTCGACTTTTCGAGCGCCTGAATCTGGGTCTCCAACTCCTTCAGCATGGCGGCGCCTGTCACCCGCACGCGGGAGGCGGCCTCTTCGGCCAGATTCTCGGTGGGGCGCCGCAGAAAGGCGCTCAGCCGTTCCTGGAAGGCTTGCAGGGCGCTCACCTGCGCGGGCACCCGTTCTTGCTGCGCTTCCAGTTCGCGCGCCGCACGGGCGCGTGTCTGCTCCGCGTCCTTGAGTTGATCCACCCGCTGGACCGCCTTGCCATAGGCCTGGTCGAGGAGCCCGAGTTGCTTGAGTTGTTCCTGGATGGCCGGCGTCAGTTCGACGTTGGCGGGGCGGATCGCGAGGGTCGCATCGAGCTTCTTCGTTTGCTCTTCGAGCAACTGCTGCCGCCGCCGCGCAAACTCTAATTGTTGCTCGGGCGTCCCCGTGGGACTCCCAAACACATTCGGAGCGCGTTGGGACGAGGCCGCCAGCTCGGCTTGTTGCTTGCGGGCCTCTGCGAGTTGCGTCGTAATCGTCTGGAGGAAGGCGGCTTCTTGTTCACGCGCAGACTTGGTGCGATTGGCCTCTGCCGTGAGCTTTTGTTGTTCGGTAGTCTCGTTTTTCGTCCCTTGAATCACTTCAAGGAGGATATCGAGCTCTTCTTTCGCCCGTTGGACCATGCCCTCGCGCTGCTCGCGGAGGGGTCCGGGAACCGCCGTCGCTGCTTGCTGCTCTAACCGCGTAATCACCCCGCGCAGACGTTGGACCTCACGCTCCTGATCGGGCGTGCCGGCAATCTCCTGCGCCATGTTCGGGGCGAGGCGGGGATCACGACGCCCGCCCGCCAGCGCGAGGAGGGCCGTCGCCGTATCAAGAATCCCCGTAGCAACCTTCGCCAGGCGTTCGAGTTCCGGCAGGACATTGGCGCCCAGGGCGTCTTTGAAGGCGATCAGCGCGTTACCGAGGCGGTTAAAGGCTTGCTGGGCGCCGTCCGCGAACTTGCCACTGGCGGACTGCATCTCTTCCAGGCCGCGCGTAAAGGCCAGGGCAAACGGCACAAAGCGCAAGGTGCCCGTTTCGACCAGCTTCGTGATCTGCTCGGTCGTATACCCCATGCCGCGCGCCAGGGCCGCGAGGGCCGTGGGAAGCGCCTCCCCCAATTGCTGGCGGAGTTCTTCCATCGACACGACGCCCTTACTGGCCGTCTGCGCGAGCGCCGTAATAATCCGGCCCAGCTCGTCATTACTGGCGCCGACGCGCCTAGCTTCGTTAGAGACGGCCGTGAGTAAGCGCCGTTGATCTTCCAGCGGCAAATTGGCCTGCGTGGCGGCAGCGGTCAGTTGCCGCCAGCCGCGCGCCAGTGGTTCAAAGGCGACGCCGAGGGCCTGCGCCGTTTGAAAGAGTTGCGCAAATTGTTGTTGCCCCGCGCCGAGCCCCCCACCCAAGGCGGCAAGCGAGGCCCGCAGGGATTGCATACGCGTGGCGACATCGACCACGCTGGCGGCAAACGCGGTCATTTGGCCCACAATGGCGCCGATACTCGTCGCGAGACCCACCCCGCCCGCCACACTCAACGCCGTCTGCCACGCACTCCCGGCGGCCTGCGCGGCGGTCGTCGTCTGCTGGACTTGGCTCGCAAGTTGGGCTTGGCGCTGCGTCAGTTGTTGGGTCGCCTGTTGGGCCTGCGTAAAGGCTTGGGCTTGTTGCTGGAAGGCTTGGGCTTGTTGCTGGAAGGCTTGGGCTTGTTGGCGAACGGCTTGCGCCTGTTGCTGCACCGCCTGCGTCAGTTGCTGGAGGGCTTGCGCCTGCTGACGGGTCGCTTGCCCCGCCTGCGAGGACGCCTGGCTCTGCTGTTGCACCGCCTGCGCCTGCTGCTGCACCGCTTGGGTCAGTTGTTGGAGCGCCTGGGCGTATTGCTGCGTCGCTTGTTGACTGCCGCTTTGCTGCTGGCGCACCTGCCCCATGGTCTGGCTGAGTTGCGCGAGGCGTTGCTGTGCCTGCGTCAGCGCCTGGTCAAAGCCACTGGCGTCAATACGCAGGCGTGCCGTAATGTCCCCGACGAGGATCTCTGCCACTTAAGCCCCAATCCGCAAGGCATTTATGGTATAATCAAAGGGTACGGCTAGGGATTGCAACCCGAGAAGCTCGTTTCCGGCGAGTTGCCGTATCCATCTACCCGGAACCAACAACCGGAGGTTGGTCTCATGCCCCCAAAGACCCCTGAACAACTTGCGCAGAGTCGTGCCTACTGGAATACTCATAAAGAGGACTTGAATGAACGTCGACGCTTGACGTATCAAGCCGATCCCACCAAGGTCAACGAAAGCAATAAGCGTTCGTACCAAAAGCATCGTGCGGAGCGCGACGCAACGAATCGTGCATGGGCGGAAGCGCACCCAGACGACACACGAGCGATCAAGGCGAAGTATCGAGAAACGCATCGTGAAGAATTGCGCGCCAAAGGACGCGCCTATAAAGCCACTCGTTATGCGCAAGATCCAGAAAAAGCACGCCAAGAAGCGAGAACTCATTACGCGAAACATCGTGACATTCTCGCGGCCCGAGCACGTCAATATCGCGCAGAGAATCCCGATACGATGAAGGAAACCCAACGACGCTTTCGACAAAACCATCCTGGCTATGACCGTACCTGGAATCAGGCACATCCTGAAGTGCATCAAGCCACAGAAGAGAGACGCCGGGCGCACAAAGCTGCCGCCGCGATTAATGACTTTACCCGTGCGCAATGGGAAGTTATGAAACAGCATTATGGCCATCGCTGTGTGTATTGTGGACGCAAGATGAAACGCCTGACCATGGACCATCTCACACCAATCTCAAAAGGCGGCAACCATACAGCCAGCAACATCGTGCCGGCCTGCCAAATCTGTAATTCGATCAAGGGCACCAAGACGCCCCTATTGCCTGTGCAACCCTTGTTGCTGATTCCTAGCTAATCAGCCTTTCTCTCCCCATTGGCCGTATACAAGCTATGCAGTATCCCGATCCGCTCCTGCATCGCTTCCAGGTTTGGAGGTGGTGGAGGCGGCGGTGGCGGCTCGGGATACCCTAAGACCGCAAGCATGTCTTCGAGCGTAAACGGATCGCGGCGCTGATCCGTATCGCGGTGCACGTTCCAGTACGCCTGGAGCAGCATCGCCATCGGCCGCACCTGCCGGGCCTGCTGCTGCCAGTATGCCTCGGCCAGCAGATGCCCTTCCAAAAACGTCATGCCCCAGAACTCGCTGTCGCTGACACCAAGACAGGTCCGTTCAAAGGCCCAGAGCTTGCCCCAGTCGATGCGCCCAAAGGGTCGGTGTCTATAGCCTCCGCCTCGGCGGTCACGGCGCCGACACCCGCCTGCGGGCTCGCATTGCTCCAGGCTTGGAGGATGAGCCCCACGTAGGGAATGAGCCCCGTGGGATCGGCATAGGGCAGGGCCTCTTCCACTTGCGTGAGTGTCAACGCCGGGTCTTCATGGACGCAGCCCTGCCACAGGAGCACGCTGATATTGACAAACGAGAGCTTGCTCAGGTCGTTCTCGAGGAGCATTTCACTGAGGCGCCGGACGGCCTCAAAGAAGGTGTAATCGCGGCCCCAGATCTGGGTCAGGCGCAGTTCAATCGCCTTGACCGCCGCCCGGGTAAAGAGCAGCTGGCGTGGCGTATCCAACGCAACGGGGACCAGGGCGACAATGGACGGCATACGCCCCTCCTACGCGGGCGGCGGAGCGGGGGCATCCGGGACCATGCCCTTCACCTGCTCCGTCATCTGCCGGAGGTCCTCCGCCGCTTTCGCCGAGACCCCAGCGGCCTCATGAATTTGATTGGCGATAGCATCCAAGTCGGCTTGACTCGGCGACTCCCCTAATTGCCGGATCTCGTCTTCAATCGCGGTCAAGTGGGCCGAGAGCGCCGCTTGCCCGTCGGCCTGATTGGTGCCGAGGGCGGTTAAGGCGTCGTGAATTCCGCTCAGTTCTGCCACAAGGAGCTCTCCTAGCGTGAGAAGTTCGGGGACATGGGCGGTCAGCGTAATGTGGACATCAATCATCCGAGGATCTCTTTGATATAACTCAATAAAATAGTATATTTCAAAAAGTTATCGCCCCGTCTACTGTCAATTCAAATTCCAGCGGCAATGCCCCATTGACCGGCGCCGATGGCACGCGGTACCGCGTCACAAACGCGTTAAAGCTCCAGGTCGTCGCGCCGACGTTGGGAAAGCGCACAGTAAATGCCGTCGAGGCGCGGTTAATCATCGCTGTGCGCAAGGCGACATGCTGCGCATTGGCAGGAACAAAGTTCGCGCTGACGCGGATCGTGCCACCGTCGAGTAAGGTAGGAATCTTACTAGCCCAATTACCACCATCGTGCGCACTGACATCTACCACATTGAACTGTGCGCCGATTTCCGAGGCATTGGTGATTTCTGGTATGGGAGTCCCGGCCATGTTGATAATAAGGCCAGTGGCTGCAATCGCCTGAGTGGGCATTTTAGTACCCTTTCAAAAGTCTTAAGCCAAAATGGGCGCATCGGGGAATTCAAACGTGACTTGCGCCGTTAGCGCCCCGGCCATCGGCGCCTGATCGCGCCAGCCTGTCACGTATCCAGAGAACCACCACGTAGTCTTTGTAGTGTTAGGCAGTACGAGCAGATACGGACGCCGGGTCCGGTTCTCCATCAAATCGATGAGGCCGGTCAGTTTGTCGTGCGTAGGATGTTCAGGCACATGATTCACGACGAGGCGCATGCTGTTATTCGACAGCATCGTGGGGATTTGCGATCCCCAGCCGCCTATGCCGTCGTGGGCCGATACGTTAATGACCGACGCCATAATGCCCGCGTCCTGAATATCCGTCACTTCGGCAATGGTTGCATAGGTACTATCTAAGGTGAAGACCCCACCCGACGTGTACGCGCCATTGCCCACCGAGCCGCGCAGGCGAGCCGTCGTGGGCGACACGGCCTCGGCAATCCAGCTGCCGTTCGCACCCGTATTGCCCAGCACGCCCGTAATGGTGACATGGGAGACATCGACAATGCCGTGGACGGCGCTGGTTGTAATCACAATCGGTGTGGCATTCGTCGCGGCATTCACGTTTAAAACAGCCGCGATCCCATCGCCCAGGCGCAAGGCGATCCCAAACGCGCTAATCGCTTGGGTAGGCATGGCTTACGCCCCCGCAGGCGTCGGCTGCGCCGGTTCGGGCTCCTCATCGGGGTCTGGCTCCGGGGGCGGCGGCACCGGCGGTTCGCCCGCACGTAGCGTACCCGCGTGGAGGGCCTCCTGGTAGCGGGGACACTGCGCCATGTGGGCGTCAATGCGCGGTTGAAGCAGCGTATCGTAGCCACAGGCGGGACAACGAAATTGGATGAGACCGGACCAGGATTCCGCCAGGTAGGGGGCGTCTGCCATGAGAAAGCCTCCAGAAAGACAACAACCGCCGACCACAGCGAGGGGCATGGACCTCACTGCGATACGGCGGTATGTGTTACCCGGAGACTATCGGGCGACCAGTGACTACCGAAGATGATGCACAGAGGCTAACAGAATGCGAGGAGAGTTTCAATCCCTTCCAGGGCTGCTACGGTTTTGAGACCTCTTACACACCAGAACGTCGTTCGCTGGTGATCAGCTTTCAATCCCTTCCAGGGCTGTTACGGCTTTGAAGCGGCAGGGGCGTCTGCCATGGCGCGACCTCCAGAATTTCAATCCCTTCCAGGGCTGTTACGGCTTTGAGACGACGAGACCTCGGAACCGTGATGGTTTCAATCCCTTCCAGGTCGCCCAGCACTCTACCAGAGATTCCGCATGGCTACTAGCGAAAATATGCGTTTCTCCCCTCACGCCACAAACGCCATGTTCTGTATACCAAACTGCACCTGATAGGCGTCATGGCGCGTACCGCTATCCCAGGTCCAGCGAAATTGTGCCACCCGGTACTCTAGCGCGAGCTCCGGCTCCACCATCGGCGTATCCGCCGGCTGAATCTGCCATTCAATGGTGGTTACGGCAGGGGACCCAGCCGTCGTCACACTGACATCATTGGCATTTAACACATTCTGCGCGTTGCGGCTATTCACAATCGTACCACTAATCACATCATAGTAGGTGAGCGTGAGCGTCGTCAGCATCGACACGGGCACACCTGTGCCGTCACAATCGACCAGCGTAAATGTGAGCAGCCCAGTCGTGGCTTCGAGCAGGGTCGTGGATAACAAGGGAATCGTGGGCATCTATCACCTCACTTCCGCATGGCAAGTGGCAACACGCCGCAGAGCGTTCCGGCCTGCCCACCGCCACGCCGCAAGGTACTCCGCGTGCCAACACTCGTCCGGGTGAGCATCCCAGCGGTACCGTCGAGCGTCAGCGGGGGGCCGGCAGGAGCAACGGCGCTGCGGCCGGCCAGACGTGGGAGTCCGAGCCACCCCAGTAAGCGCAGGTTGCCCGCCACGATTAGCCGCCAAAGCCGGTAATGTCTTGCGCCGTATCATCCAGCGCCAGCGCCACCTGGCCCAGCTCGGTCACCCCGTTGCTCCGAAAGATCGTCTGTTGCCCCGGATGCGTCGTCGTATCCGAGTGTTCCGCGCGCATGAGCAGGCCATAGAGACTGGCGGTCGCCAGCGCATCCCCGTTCGCGCTGCCCTCAATATTCGCCGCGACCCGGCGCAGGACAATGTCCGCGACTTTCTGGCCGACGGCCGTCGCCAGGTCGGCCGCCGCAAGCAGCGCCGCGTTGATCGTATTGGCATTGGTAAAGGTCAGCTGATCTGTTTTTGCTTTGATTGCCGCGACTTCGGTATCAATATAGGCGGCCACGTCTTCGAGGGTCACCGCGCTCGTATCAAAGCTCTCGTGCAGCGGTCCCCATTCGTTGCCCGCCTGGTCAATCCCCACGACGCTCACACGATCGGCGGTCATTTCAGCGGCGGTCAAAGCAATCTGGACAAGCACGCTCCCTGCAGGCGCGACGACAGGCAGCGTCGTCACATTGACCAGCGCGCCGCCGTCCGTCGACACGCGAAAATCCCCCACCGCGATGGTTGGATTCACCTGGAACGCACCGGGGACCGCCGTGGAATAGAGCGCCCGCGTAAACGTATAGGCGACACCTTTTTTAGGCAGCGGCATAGCCTGCTAGTCCTTCTTCTGGGGAGGAGCGCCCCCGTCGGCGGGCGCCTTCGACGCCTGGACGGCCTTCAACTCGTCCAGTTGCTGCTCGGCTTTCTCCGCCCGGCGGAGGAGGGCAGCGGCCAGCTGCTCCGACTGATCACAGCGGCAGACCAGGTCCTGCTTCACACGCAAGAGACTGGTACACGTGGCGAGTTGCTCGGGCAGCGATTGCGGCGGCGGCTGTTGGGCCGCGCCACGCTCAAAGGCGCCCAGGAGCACGGCCACGACGAGCAGCACGCCTACGGACATGGGTTCTTGCTTCCTAAGGCCGTCACGCATAGGACCTCAGACCCTCCCAAAACAAATGTAGGCCAGCACATCCCCCGCCACCAGCGTTCCTGAGAGCGTGACGGTTGTCGTCGTACTCACCGCCCGTGCTAAGCTCGCGGTGGTTTCGTTCGTCACCATGCAGGCCGGGGCATTGGTCCACGCCGACGCAAACGTGATGGTGCACGAGGTCGGTGAACCAGTTCCGGTAGTTACTTTGCCTGCTACATCTGTGCCTACGATTGCTGGGCTAGAACCACAACTCCCAGCAACAGCAGGTGTGGTGCCACGACTCTCGACATGCCTTTGAACCTGGAGCCCCCCTGTTGCGGTTACGTTCGTGAGGATAGTGTCGTTATTATCCCGCCATTCCTGGAGATTGGTGGTACTTTGACCTGCCCCTGCCTGGATAACAGCTTTAGTAACCCCGGTGGTGGCTACGTTGTTGTAGACCCGCAAAGTTTCTGACGCATTGCTGTTATAATTGGCAGGGCCTAGCATGACATTACCAGCCAGCCTAATACCACCTGAAGAAAAATAGCCATTATTATTACCAGAAACTTGAATCGAAGCGGTTCCAGTCCCTTTGGTGCGTAAGGTCATGCCAATGTTGGCATCACCACCATCGACCTTTATTTCTGGTGGATCACCACCAGCCAATCCTGCCGAAAAGTCATAATAATTGACCGCGCTGGCAGCGCCTCCTATGCTGAGAGTGAGAGTGCCGCTAGGTCCATAGATACCATTGGTGAGAAATTTGGCATTGCCTGGCACTACGATAGTATGTAAGGCGTTCGCTCCAAGGATAATATTGCCCCCAGCTGGTGCAATACTGATATCGCTAGCATTCTCCTTGCGGATCAGTGACGACCCAGCGTGGACAAGAATATCGCTGCCTGCATTCTGTTTATTCCACGTACAGGTATCACATAAGCTCATGCCCGTTTGGGATATTCCTGCCCAAAAAGTCCCGAGGTCTTCACTGTTCCACGTCATACCAAGCCCATTGGTGAGACCCCACATCCATGGAGTCGTTTGGGCCCCAGTACTTTTCAGTGTTTGGAGGAAAAAGACACGACGGTTGGCCCCATTGATGCCCGTGGAGCTGATATAGTGTTCCATCGTGGGACCAAACGACGGGTCAGTCCAATGCGTTTCAAGGTGATAGGTAAACGCGGCGTCCCCAGCGTTAAGTCTGCCACCAGAGGCGTTACGATTCGACCCCCACACAAAGGTATCATCGGTCCGTGTTGGCTCCCCTGGATTCGTGTTGGGTGTATAACTGAACACAAAAGGTGAGTTTGCACTATCAGGAGAACCAAAGCGGAGTTGCAGACCACTGGCCCATGCCAGATTGAGTATCGTACCATCCCACGTCAGTGGTGCGACGCCACCGAAGGACCCAGCGTTGTTATATTGGAGTTGTGTGGAGGAGCCTCCAGGGGTGCCGCCTCCACCACCGCCACCACTATTTAAACATGCTCCACTGGCGGAGGAGCGATACAAACGTCCAGCGGTGTCAGCACACACGGCTGTTTTCCCTGTGGCGGCCCCTGTCGTGGCGAGATCCGTAATGGTGACGGCTCCAGCGGCGGTAATGATGACACGGTCATTGGTGCCGAGATTCTCATGATTGGCAATTTTGAAAGAGCCATTATCGCTACGGTCGGAGCCGATGCCCCATTCTTGGCTTGTTGAAAAGCGCATGGATGCATCAGCCCCATTTGAGAGTACTTGGACCTTTGAATTACCTGTACCTATGTTCCAAAACGTCGCAAACGCATCAACGCTTGCAGCACTTTGAGCGGTGATCCAGTTGACATTGCCTGTCACGGCGGTGGGGGTCAATGTCCAGGTCCCTGTTGCGCTCACATTGGTTAGCACCGTGTCAGCATTATTCCGCCACTCTTGGAGGTTGGCGGTCCCTTGTCCTTCCCCAGCTTGAATGACAGCCTTGGTGACCCCTGTAGTGGCTGTTTTGTTGTAGACCCGTAAGGTTTCTGACGCATTAACGCTATAGTTGGCTGGACCTATCATGACATTGGTAGCAAACCTGGCACCACCTGATGAAAAATAGGCATTGTTATTGCCGGAAATTTGAAACTCAATGGGTCCAGTCCCTTGAGGACGTATGGTCAGACCGACGGCTGCATCACTACCAAGGGTGCGTATTTCTGGGTAGTTACCAGTAGCTGCTGCCCCGAAAAAGTAGTAATTGACCGCGTTGGAAGCGCCTCCAAACTCAAGAATTTGTGGGCCGTTAGGTCCAAAGATAGCATTAGTGACAAACTTGGAGTTTCCACCGACCACAATAGTATGGTTCGAATTGGTTCCAAGAATGACATTCCCCCCTCCTGGCGCAACCGTGATGTCGGTCGCATTCTCTTTGCGGATAAGGGAAGTACCATCTTGGACCAAGATATCCGTACCAGCACCACTTTTGCTCACCGTACAGGTCGCGCAGATGTTCAAACCTGTTTCATTCAGCTGTGCCCAATACGTTTGGAGGTCTTCACTATTCCATTGCATGCCGAGGCCATTAGTGAGACCCCACATCCACGGGATCGTTTGTGCCCCGGTACTTTTCAGTGTTTGGAGGAAGAAGATACGACGCCCAACACCGTTGATACCGTTGGATACCAGGTAATGCTCCATGGTAGGGCCATACGATGGGTCGGTCCAGTGTGTCTCAAGGTGATAAGAAAAGGCTGACTCAGCGTTGTTAATTTTGGCGCCAGAGGGGTCACGATTATACCCCCACTGAAAGGTATCATCGGGTCTGCCTGGTTCTCCGGGATTGATGTTTTGGACATAGTTCATCACAAAAGGGGCATTCGCACTATTGGGCGCCGTAAAGCGTAGTTGGGTAGCCCCATTATAGGCAAGCTTCACATGGGTTCCGTCCCAGGTCAGGGGCGCTATCCCCCCAAAAGCTCCCGCATTATTAAACTGGAGTTGGGTGGAGGCGCCTCCAGGGGTGCCGCTCCCGCCCCCCGTCGCCTCCACCGTAGTCAGGGGCCGCACATACCACCCATCGGTCGCACTGAGCCAGAGCGCCTCAAAGCCCCGGTACTGGCCCGTTTTCGTCAGCGGCGCATTGACGCCGTTGAGCTTGTCGGTGCCCGTAGGGGCGAGCGTTAAGAGCCCCACTCCCGTATCCGCAATAATGAGGCGGTAGGAGCCCACCGTCGTCGTGGCCGCGGCGGGCAGCGTCAGCGTCACGCCACTCGACCCGACGGTCACCTGGACGACGTTATGCGCACCCAACGTCGTATTCACGGCGACGGCCGTCACCGCATCCTTGCGCGTCAGGATACTCGACGCACTCAGCGTTTGGGCCGTCGAGGGACTCAGGACCCCGCCCGGGGCGGCATAGTAGGGGATCGCACCCGCGGCACCCGGCAGCACCGGCGACACGGGCGGCTGTTGTTGGGCCAGGCTGGGAGCGACGCCCAGGCCGAGCAGGAGCAGGCAACCCAGCAGGACCCATTGGCAGGCAGAACGGGGCACGACAGGCCCTCCTAGCCGTAGCGTTACAGCGCCCTGGCGCATCGGACGTTAAACAGGAGCACCGGCCGCTGAAAGTCATCGGTGCGGAGCCAGTACGGGCTCTGCAGCGCCTGGAGCCACAGATAAAACGTGCCACTTAAGCTCGCATTCTGCACGCCGTCGAGCACGTTCCAGGCGGCCTGTGCTGCCGCCCGCGCGGCCGGATAGCCATACGGCGCCCCACGCGTGGCGACTTGCACCACGGGCTGCTCGTAGCGCGCCACCGGCACGTCATGGCTGCGCACGGGCGGCAACCCTGGCACTTCGATGAGCGCGAGGACGGGTGCCGTATTCTCGAGCGTATCGAGCGGAAAACTCCCCTTAAAGAGCGTATTCCCCACAGCGCCGACGCCGTGACTCTGGAGAAACGCCCCTAACTCGTCCAGCAGTGCCATGCTACTCGTCCTTCACGCTGCGGTAGACATGCGTTTCCGTCACGGCCAGGTCGGGTTGAATGAGCCCGTCGCGCACGTAAAAGGTCAGCGTCACGTCGCCGTGCATGCCCTTGCGGAGCAGTTTGCGCCACTGTTCCTCCAGCAGTTGGAGAATGGTACGCCGCTGCTGGACATTAAAGGGCCGCTCATAGAGGACGGCCTGGCGAGCGTCGGCTAGCTCGGGCAGCGGATTGCCGTAGCCATCGTGGCGCATAAACTGGGGCATCGCTAGCCTCGCAGGGCTGGACCAATAATGGCGCTGAACCTGGCCGCCATCCCGCCCGTTGCGGCAAAAAACGGCGCTGAGAGATAATGTGCCTGACCGCCGTTGGGATGGTTAAGCGTGGTGTCTTCATGAATCCGGATGGCATACGGGGCTAACCCGTGGCCGCCCGATCGAATGACCATCTCCAGCACGGCCCCCTGCTCAACGGGGCCTTCCGTCATGCCCGTACTGACCAGCAAGCCCGTATCAATAGGCGTCAGGAAGCGGCTTTCCTCCAGAATGCGGTCCGCCTCGGTCATGAGGGCCTGCGCCGCCCCATCACGGGCCTGGGGCAGGAGCCGCTGCCAGGATTGGCGGAGGGCCTCGATGCCTTCAAGCTCAATGGTGATCATATCGTGAGCTCCCAATGATCGGGCGTGCCTTGCGGCGTCTTCCACAAATCGAGCCGCTCGATCGCCGGGCTCGACCCATCTTCGAGCGTCAGCTTATCGCGGATGCCCAGCGTCACCGTGCCATCAAAGAACAGGAGCGCTCGGCTCACGCGTTCTTGCCCCTGCGCGTTGGTAAAAACCTGCGTGCGGTACTCCACCCGGCAGGGCGCGGCGACAGGCGTACCATACGTCGGCGTGCCATAGCCGTCCTGGCCCGTATAGGGGGCAATCTGTACCGTATCCGTTAAGAAGGCCACAAGCGCCG